TTGTTTCTAGCAAAAGCTGTAAGCACTTCACCAGAAAACACTTTCAGAAACAGAGCATCAAAGTCTGTTCCTGTATTGTTTACCAAACCAAGACGTGAGACTGTGGCGTTAGCCATAGAAAAACTCCTTGATTAATGTTTACAAATTTGAGAAACTAACTTCGTTTCAATCCTTTCTCTCAAGTGGTATCTGACGCATCAGGCACAAGGATATTTAGATTTCTACTTTGTTAATTTATACTGACCCACAATTCCACTTGCGTAGTGCAAGAGCTTTGCGAGTTAACTTGCCATCTTTCTTCAATGGTCCTTTTACCTTCGACATTCTTGCACAAAAAGATTTTCTTCTGCCTTTCTCTGTCTTGGTTAGACCTGTCTTTTTAGTAACAGGAGCTTGCAAGTTCCCACCTGTTGCTCGGTTGTATTTTCTACGACCAGAAGCAGTAAGACCACCTGTGGGGTCTTTATCCTTCTTAGTCATTGATACGCCCTTAGACATAAAAGATGTAAGCTATTTAAAATATAACACCTATGCAGTTTGTTGTCGTCTTTTGTGATTGTAATTTATTCTCTTACTGCTAGTCTTTGCTTTTTTAAATTTTAATTTTTCTCTACTAGACATTTCTTTTGTAGTTTTTGGAGTCTTACTACTCACTCTCTTTGATGGTCTGCAAGCAGGGTATCCTTTTCGCTTCTCTCCTTTTTGACGACCACAAGGTTTGCCAGTTTTAACGTCTACCCACTTCTCATCAAACCATCTTTTAAGACTCATTTGCCTACTTGTTTCTGTGCTTTGTTGTGTGCAGCTTTGAATGAAGAACCCTCACGCATAAGCTTTTTCATCATATCCATGTGCTTTTTAGAATGATGTTCTGAGTGTTTCTTTAAAGTTTTTAATTGACTGAGACTAAGCTTTGCCATTTTTCTTTTTCTTTTTCGCACGAAGAATCATAAGATCTTCTCTGGTAATCTTGCCATCTCGTGTGACATCTAATTTTTTTTGACCTCCAGTTAACGACATAGTTAAGACCTCATTTTAAGTGTTCTTCTTCCTTTAGTATAGCCAGAAGCTACCTTTGCTTTACCACCTACTTTAACTTGTCCTTTACAAACTTTGACAGCGTAAGCATTAGCATAAGCAGAAGGATAAACATCAAACTTACGCTTGGCAGCAGCTTTACCTCTGGCACATAATTTAGCCATTACCTAGATGATCTAAAGACATCACTTTCACGCAACCTTTCTTGTACTGTTTCTGTGTAAGTCATGTCTTTTCCGTAGCGTGGATCGTTCATGGCAGTAGTTACTTCTGCTGCTGATCTGAACGGAGCTAATCCGTTGCTTGGTGGTCTACCTGAGACTAAATCTGGTTCGATACCCATAGCGTTTTTGTATTGAGAATAAAGACCTTGTACTGCTAGTTTAATAGCTGCTGGTGGTGCTGTCTGGACTAAGTTATCAAAAGCATCAAGATCTGCTGTTGGTAAATTATCATTAGCCCAAGATTTTAATTGTTCATATCCTTCTTCTCCACCAGCTATTTGTTTAATATTTGTTTGTTCTGATTTAGCAATCTCTTCAATATTACCTTGTGATCTAATACCATCTAAATAAGTATCAATGATCTGTTTTGAAAACCCTGCCTGTCCAAGAAGTTCATAATCATTTTCGTTAATGTTGCCAGTTTCTAAAAATCTATTTGTAATGTCTTCTGGATCAATTCCAACTTCTTCTAGTACATCTGCAAGACCTTCGCCATATATTTCATTATAGGTTTGAGGCTCATCTGTAGTTTGTTCTTCATTTGCAACCTCTTCTTCAACAGAATCTTGCTTTTCAAAAGAACCAAGCTTGCCTTCAAGTTCTTTATAGCTGGCAGCTAAATCTTCAACAGATTTAAACTTACCAAGAATCAAACCATTTTCATCTGTTTCATTTTTAGCAAGAGTTTCCAAGTCTTCTTGAGACATTGGTGGAGTTTCAGATACGTTTAGTTGTGATGAAGTCATAAGTGGTTACTTAATTAGAATGAATTATACTGCCATGTCTGGTAATAACATCATTAGAATTTGCTTCTACTGATGTCTCTTTAGCCACAACAGGTTCTTTTACTACAGGTTTTACCACAGGTTCTTTTGGTTTGGCAACAAATTTACCGTCTTCATCCCTCTTCCTGGACTTGTTCTTGGTTGGCATTTAATTCCTCCGTTAGTTGTTGTGCTTGAGCATTGTTTTTAGGATCAAGTAATTTAGATCCTAAAGCAGCAGGTCCAAGAGATTGTATAAGCTGTTGTTGTTGAGCTTGTTGTTGCTCTGCTGCAATTTGCTCTTGTGATTTTATAAGGTTTGTTGTATCAATTCCGATAGAAGTAGCAAGACGTTTCACTGCTTCATCTACGTTTACGAACTGACGCATTACATCTGGTCCGAGTGCTTGAGCAACAGTACCGATAAACTCAATGAGCTTATTTCTATCGTTACCCCTACCAAGACCTTGAATCCCTGTCACTATCTTAGGCTTTACTAATTTTTCTGGCAAGGCTTTAACTTTTCCAGACCTAACCATCATGTGCATTCTTCGCTTGAGGTAGGGTATTTGGAACTCCTGAGAGAGAATAGAGTACACCCCACCCAGACTATTTTCTAGTTCTTGAGCCATAAGATTTATCTCTGCTGCTGTTACCCTTTCAGCTTGTCTTTGTACAGAACTAGCCATAAGAAAAGCATCAGCTAGTCTAGCTTCTATTCTTTGCATTGCTTGTTGTGCAACTGCTAGGTCTGCTTGCTTTCCTACTTGCATCACAGAAATATCTGCTGCACTTCCTTCTCTTACTGCTCCATTAGGAGCCTTTGCTAAAGTACTAGCTCTGGTCTGGCCGTTTGGATTTACAAGAAATAAAATTTTTGCGGAGGCTGCTGCTGCTTCAATCACACTTTGAGTCAAAGCTTCGAGAGATATAAGGTCGCCACGATACTCTTCAACATACCCACGACCAAATTGTTCTCCATCTATTCTCACCCATCTCAATAAAATCCAAGGTGAGACATCAACCTTAGATCTTCCATCAGTACCAGGTATCTTTTCTCCTTTACATTCTTGATGCCACATAAATTCTTCGCCATATCTTTTGATGCAAGTATATATATCAATCTCATCCCCCATTTCATTCTTGTCATAATTATCTTTTTGTTGAATTTTTTTAAAGAAATCAGGTGGTAAAGCTTGAGGGTTTACTGTTTCTTTTGTAATTATTTCTAAGACATTACCAACTGAATCTCTTTTACATACAAACTTAGATAATGGATATACCTTCAATCCTTTATCTGTTAAATATAAAAGAACATTACCACCTACTATCAAATGTTTTAGTGCTTCAAACATTGCGACACGATCATTTGATACTTCGATCTCATCCATCAAAGCATTTTCATAAGTCCTTAATCCTTTATCTATTTCACTTTGAACTTCACTTTGACCTTCTTGCATAAGTGCAAGTTGGTCTATTGTTAATTTAAAAAATGCAGTGCTTGGAGGTAGTAATGTAATTAAAAGCTTTGAGGCAAGGCTGTTAACCGCTTTGGCTCCAAGGGCTTGGAAAGGAGTTTTAATTCTAGCTCTTGTGCCAGTTGTTGTTTCTGGAATAAGACTTGGCAAGGTAAGCTTTGAGGATTCTTTAGCCTCTCTTTCATATGTCGATCTACTACTGACCAACTGTTCATAGCGACCAGCAGCATTTTTACCGCCTTGTGAATATTCCATCTAGATATTTAAATTAGGACCAGTTCTTGATTTAAGAGGTCTTATTTGTAAAGAAGAAGTACCACCAGTTGATCTAGTTGGTTCTGTATTATTGTTAACCATAACTTTTTTCTTTGCTTTTGTAACTCCTTTGGCTGTTTTTTCAGGCACTGGTGCTGTTGGCCTTGGTGCTGGTAAAGACCTTGGTTGTGAACCACTACACATAATTAATTCTCCAAAATTGTTTCGGTTAGCATTGTTTCTTTTTGTCTTAGTTGCTGTTCGATAAGATAATCAACAACATACCTCTGCCCTGAACGATACCATACTTCACGATCTGATAACGATAGATCTGGGCATCTGTTAGGAAACACTTGATCTAAAGCTTGTATAAGTTCGTCAGTAATTACTGGTAAAGGCACAAGAATTTAAGAGCTATTTATATAGTATATGCTAAAGTGAACTTAACAAGGAGTGGTTACCTTGTTGCAACGCAAGACTAAACAAAAGATGTTTGCAATAACATAGATTTCTCCATAAGGACTTTTGTTTAGTTTGAAAACCTCAAGAGTGTGGTTCCTCTTGGGGTTTTCTTTATGGGTTCCAAAGTTTTACTTCACCTGTATTGTAATCATAATCTCCTTCTC